CACGGTCTCAGCACAATCCGTGGGGACAATGATATCGTCCCCATAGACGCGCACCAATCCCTTCAGGCTTTTAATAGCCTTGGGGGTTGGAGTTTGACCTCGACACTCTAGCACTGCCGTCAAGACGATTGAAGAAAATACAATCGCCTCGAGTGGAAATGTTAGAGCCGAGCCCATCGACGCGAACTTCTGGAGATCAATGATCTCACCAGAAGGGAGCTGGCACTTCATCGAACGACAAGCTTGGATGGCTTCCAGGAAAATAGGGAAGTTACCAAACAAGTCTTCAATGAGCCAGTTCGCTACCGAATCACTTGCGTTGCTAAGATCTAGCGTCGCAAGTGATCCATCCTCTGAACCCACCCGAGCCATCTCCTGGTTAGGGATCTGGTCGGCAAAACCGACAAGCCAACTTGTTGTGTGACCAAGGGTCAGCTGGCCGACAAGCGATTTCTGAATCGCCTGTTGCATGTATTGCATGCATGTCGGTTCTGCGGCAATGAGCCGAGGTTTGGTAGCCGTTTTAGGAACAGCGATCAATCTAGTCGGTCGCTCTTCCGAGGGCTCCAGGAACTTCACGTGCTCGGCGTTCTCGAAGTGGCGGTAAGACGGGAGACAGTATTCCAGAAACGGAAACATGTACTCCATCCTACGTGGCCACTCAGAGAAGCGCCATTTCTGATTACCTACAAGGCGATCAGAAGTAGCACCCGGACCGTGCTTCGGATCAAGCGAGATGGAATCGATTTCTCGCTCCACCCCACTGAGGGGAAGTCCGAAGACAATGGTCAGGACCTTTCGGACTGCAGCGAGACGACCGCCCTCAAAGAGGTAGGCCGCTCGCTCGTCCGTAAAGGGGCAGTGAGGTTCCCATCGAGTGTGACGTACTCCTGAATAGCCTTCTCGACGAGATTGTCGGAGCAGAGCTCCTTCTCCTTCGAGAACATGAGGCAGAGTTGACGCATCGCGTAGATGGCGTAAGCCACCGTTGCGATTTCAGCGTCATCATCTTCAGGAAAGCTCCGCATTAGCGGAACTGGTCGAACACCGGCTGATTGATATGCCGAGTATTCGTCCCACGTCATCCTCCAGGTCGAGCTGAACACGATGTCCATGAATCCCCCAAGAAACATGGGGACTCCGGCGTGCGGAAACTTCTTCATCTTGTTCCCGACGAGCACGTTAAACTGTGCCCGTGAGAAGCCAGAGAAGAGGTCCGTACTGATTCCTCCGCGTGAAAGAGCCTCTTCGAGGTCCCTCGCATACGAAGGAAGGGTGACCGTGAAAAACGAATCACCCTCGTGTTCAACGCGTCGTGACATCGTCTTGATGTCAGCTGCGGTGCTGGCTGGGCAAACTGCGCCGAATTCCTCAAGCGCAGCGATCCAGAGCTCACTTCGGCTTTTCATTCCTGCCCCTTTCTAGGGGTAGAGGAAGTCCTAGTCATTCTGAGCCTTTGCCTTGCGATCAGGACTCGCCGTTCACAATCTTCAGGCGGTTGGACTCAAGGTCCAGCCACGAGGAGAGTGCCAGCAGATAATTCTGCTGCTCCGTGACGGTGAAACCGTCAGGAGGAGTGTCGATAACAACGTAAACCGAACCCGTGAGGGGTCGGTTTACTCCCGTGAGAAACGGGTCGGCACTGGTCTTGGCGAAGTCGAGACGAACGGTACGTCGCACACGCTTTCCCAGAATGTGGGAGAGCGTGAGGCGCAGGTGGGAAGCGTTATCTTCGAAGATACCCTTCCTATCACCGAACGCGGTCCGCTGCAACGGAGTTGTAGCGGAACCGATC